GTGTAGGGCGAGGTGGTGGCGATAATGAACTTCTGCGAGAAGCGCCCGTTGATGTTCAGCTCCGACTTTGGCGTGCTGGTGTCGTAGACGTTCACGTACCCGCCCGCGATCAGGTAGCCCGTGTCGTAGATGCCGCCGCTGGTGACCTGCACCACCATAGACCCGGCCACCTGCAGCTCGTGGTAGCCGTTGGAGCCGGTGCCCGCGCGGTAGACAATCGTGCCGTTGCTGCCGACGCTGAAGCTGGCGCGCAGCGCGTTGGCGAAGCTGAACGCGAAGTGGGTATTGCCGCCCGTCGGGTTTTCCAGCGTGATGTGGTCGGTGGTGCCCGGCCCGCTGTTGCTGCCGTCCAGCACGATGTTGAGGCGGTCGCCCAGCCACGTGCGCCCCGCCACGTTGAGCACGCCGCCCTGCAGGCGCTTCACCGAGATGTTATCCACGCTCAGGCGGGCCGTGTTGGTGGCCGTGATAGAGAGCGTGCCCGTGGTGGTGGCGCGGAAGCGGAAGGTGTACGTGCCGTTGGCCCCCAGCGTGCTGGTGAGCGTCACGCCGCCGCAGAGAATTGTCAGCGTGCCGACCGTCCAATCCAGCACGTCCAGGCTGAGCACGTAGCGCTCCCCGATGCGCATAGAAATGTTCTGCGAGAGCGCGCCCGTGCCGTTGCTGGCGTGCTGCGCCTTGCCGCCCGTGACCGACCAGCCGCTGCCCACCGTCCAGCCGCTGCCGCTGGGGAACGCGCCGTTGGTGACCTTCTCGCTGCCCAGGGAGCGCGCCAGGTCGAAGTCGGCGGTGGCGGGGTCGAAGCGGAAGTTTTGGTTGGCCTCGGCCAGCTTCCCGTTGATGTCCGCGTAGGGCACCGAGTACTGCTGGAGGCTGCCAATCTTGGTGGCGGCGATTGCGGCGATGCTGATGCCCGCGCCGGGGTCGTCGTAGGTGAACTCCGCGCTGAGAATGCCGCCCACCGCGTCCTGCGCCATTTCGTCCGTGTACTGGGTGGGAATGCTGGGCAGGTTATCCAGGTCGTTGTAGTCGTTCGAAAAGGCCGCGTCGCCCAGGGCGGCAACGTCGGCTTTCAGCGCCAGCGCGGCCACCAGGTCGGCTTGGTCGGCAATGTCGCCCCCAATCGCGCCCCAGTCGGCGGCAACGTCGTCGCCAATATCGTCCAACCCGGACGGCAGCAGGGGGTTAAAGCGCTTGCTCATAGGCTAGAAAATGCTGTCGAAGTAGCCGTAGGAAAGGGCCGCGCGGCCAGTCCAGGCCGCCGCGTAGCCGCTGCCGCCCGCCGCGTAGCGGAACGTGGTGCCGCCCGTGTTCTGCATCACGTACCAGCCGCCGTCGGCGCGAATGAAGCCGTAGTATTTCGGGTTGCCCGCCTCGTCCACGTCGCTCACCTTGTAGTCGGCCAGGCTGGCCCGCACCGCCTCCACCACGGGGGCGCTGCTGGCGTACACGGACACTTTCGGCGCGCGGGCCTTCAGCACCTCGCTGAGCGGCAGGTAGCGCCCCGTTTCCGGGTCGAGCAGCACCACCGCCTGGGGGATCATAAAATCTCCGGCGTCCTTGCGGACGGTGAAGACGCGCGCGCTGATCGCGCCCATAACCTCCACCACCGCCTTGGCCGCCGCCACGATTGCCGCGACGATTGACCCCGCGCTCTCGCGCACGGGCGTGGCCACGTCCGGCTGGTTGGTTACGGCCACCTCGCCCGGTGCCGGGGGGATTGCCGCCACGGCCCCCACAATGGCCGCCTCGACGTTTTCGAGCGTGGCCGCCAGCTTGCTGCCCGATTCGGCTACGGCGCTGGCCACGGACGCTGCAGCCTGCGCAGAGGCCTCCGCTGCCCGCTCCCCGGCAGCCACCACCTGCTCCCCGACCTTTTTGCTGGCGTCGGCAATATGGTCGGCCTCGGCAACGGAAACGCGCTGCGGCTTGGCCCGCTGCTTGATTGCCGCCAGCACCCGCGCCTTGCGCTCCGCAGCCGTGCCGCCGGGAAGCACAATACCCAGCTCGCGGGCGAGCGTGTCCTTTACGGCCTCCTTGGTCTTTTTAGCGTTGGTTGGCATTGAGGGCGTCCGCGATTTCCCCGAGGAAAGCTTCGTCCTCAACTTCACGGACGACCTCCCGCTCCACGACCTTCTCCACCACCACCGGGGGCACCGCCTTCACGCTGATTTTCTCCGCGCGAATGAAGCAGCGGCAGTTGGGGTGGAGCGGCGGCACCGTAATGGCGCGGTAGTCCAGGGCCATAGTGCCGCCCTCGTCGCCCTGCGCCACGTCGCCCTTGCCGTACCAGCTCTCCTTCACGCCGATAACCTTCTCGTTCATAGGGCGGCAGAACTGGCAGGTGCGCTCGTTGTCGGCGGTGTACCAGCGCACCGTTTCCACCACGCCGCTCTGAATGTAGGCGTCGCGGGTGGCCTCGTTCGCCACGGTGAAGGTTTCCGTGCGGGCCACCATAAGCGCGCGCACCTCGTCGCTGAAGCGGTACACCTGCGAAACGCGCTCGGCAATGTCCGAGATAGATTCGCCCTCCGAGATTCCCGCCTGGATAGCCACCTTCAGCAGATCGGCGGTGGTGTCGTTGTAGCTGGCGGCGAAGCGCGCGGCCTCGCGCTCAATGGCGGCGGTGACAAAGCCCTCCTCCGGGCTGCCCTCGAAGCCCTGCTCCTCCCACTCCTTGTCCAGCTGCTCCCGGTACAGCGGCCCGAAAATGGGCGTTACCACGTCAATCAGAATCGCCGTTTGCCCAGGAACGTCCAGCACGTCGGCCTTTTTGAGCGCCTTGGCACCCTCCACGATGCGCTTCAGATTGCGCACCACCTCGCGCTGCTGGTCGCCGTTGAACGTGCGCATAGCCTCGGCCGTGCGCTCCTCGTAGGCGTCCACCCGCGCGGCGAACGCCCGGTGCGCCGCCTCGTCCGGGGACACGTCCGCTTCCTTGGCCGCAACCGTGACGGCGGGCAGCAGCAGCTTGGCCACGCCGCCAGCCGCCGCGCCGAACGGGTCGCTGTGGACGTTGCTGGCGATGCGCGCGCGGTAGGGCACGTTGCGCGCGGCCATTTTGCCAACGGGGGCCGGGGCCGCCGCCTCAGGCAGCGCGTCGCCGTCCGCGAGCGGGGGCAGGCCCAGCTCGGCGCGCGCCTCGTTGGTGGTCATAAACGCCGCGCCCGCCGTGGCCACCTTCAGCAGCTCCGTCTTGGCGGCCTTGTCCTCCGGCACGAACTCCTCGTAGGCCACGTAGGTCTTGCCGGAAGGGTCTAGCAGGGGCACCACGCTGGCGTTGAGGAAGTCCACCAGGTCTTCGATAACGGGCTTCACCGTGTACTTGCTGAAAACGTACTCGCCCGCCTCCGCGTTGGCGCGGTTCACGTCCTTGGAAAGCCCCAGCACCGACTTCGGCACGCCGAACGCCGCCAGAATCTTGTCGGCGTAGCGCTCGTCCAGCTCCTGGAACTGCATCTCGGCCATAGAAGCGTTGCTCTTGGAAACCTTCACGCCCTTGGGCAGCACGCCCAGCTTGTGCGCGTTGTGCAGGCCCGCGTGCTGGTCAACCATTCCGGCGCGAATGAGCTTGATGCGCTCTAGGCTCTCGCTGTCCGTTTCGAGGAAGCCGCCGAAGGAAGCGCCGCGCTCGAAAAACACGCGGTTCCACTCGGTAGCGGAAAAGTCCGTCTGCGCCCAGGCGGCGATGCGATCCAGCGGGGCCAAGCCCCAGAACGGAGAAGCCGCGCTCATAACCCGGTCGTGCAGCACCTGGTCGGGGCGCAGGGTGCGCTTGGTGTTGCCCGTGTACACCTCGTAGCCCAGCAGCTCGTCGTTCTCCACCAGGGGACGCACGCGGCTAGGGTTGAGGGGAACGAGAATCAGCTTGCCCTGCTTGCGCTGGCGAATTTCCCAGAAGGCGTTGCCCGCCAGCTGCAGGTAGGCCACGTGCAGCTTCACCCAGCTGCGGCCCGTGAACCCGTTGGTGGGCGTGGCCAGGAACTCGGCCAGCGGCCCCTCGTAGATTTCCGTATCGTCGCCGTTCTCGTACCGCATAGCCTTCAGCCGCACGGCCGCGCAGGCTTTCCCCACCTTGTCCACCGCGACGAACACCCAGTTGCGGTCGCCGTTGGCCACGCCCAGCACGGGCGCGCCGCCGCCGGAAACGGGCGTCCACTCGGCTAGGTTCATTCCCTTCTCGCGGCCGCCGCCGAACAGGCGGGATAGGAAGTTAGGCATTTTCACGTTTGCAGTATATCGCGTCGCCATTCCGCACGTCCCTAGACGTAGACAATCTCCGTGCGCTCGCCCTCGTTGGCGTTGGCGAAGGTGAGCGCGAGGGCGTCGCCCACGTCCGGGGAAGGCACGCCGCGCTTGCCCATATCCTCCTTGCTCTCCAGCTGCACCTTGCCCGCGCTGTTGAGCTTGTAGCGCGGCTTGGCCAGCTGGTACCAGCCCTCGTGCGCTTCGAGCGTGGCCCCGCGCAGCCACAGGCGGGCCAAGTCCCACATTTCCGCGCGCGCGTTGAGGTACGCGCCGTCGGCCGCCTTGCCCGCCGCGTTGCTGCCGAACACGCGGTCGGCCACGTCCGGCTGCTCCTTCAGGCGATCGAACGCGCCCGCGCCCAGCCCGGTGCTGTCCAGCATAAGCCGCGCCTTGGGGTTGGCCAGCAGGTGCTTCTTGGCCAGGCCCGCCGCTTCCATAACGTCGTTTTTGTCCAGCACCGCCAGCACCTTGGCCCAATTGCCGATGCGATGCACCAGCGCCGTGCGGTCGCTGCCGCGCCGGGCAATGTCCATACCCAGCCATTCGTCGCTCTCGTTCTCGCGCTCCCGCTCCGCGTCGATAGCGGCCACCACCAAATCCAGGGGAATGAGCGTGCTGCTGTCCTTGCGGGGAAATTCCCCGAGGACGCGCACCCGGTAAATGTCGGAATCCACCCCGTACTTGGCCGCCACGCCCGCCACCCACTCCTTGGTGGCCAGGCCGGGCACCACCTCGCGCCCCTGCTGCACGTTGGGCACGTCGAACGCCGAGATATGCAGGTGGTTGAACGTGGGGTCGCCAAAGGAATCGTAGAAGTCGCCCGTGGGCTTGGTGGGGTTTCCGATGAGCAGCAGGCGCGCGCCCTCCGCTGCCAGGCCGCCCAGGATTGCCTCGAACACGCTGGGGTGAACGCCGGACGCCTCGTCCACCAGGAAAAGGATATGCGGCGCGTGCCAGCCCTGGAACCGCTCCATACCGTCGCCGCCCGGCCGGGTGCTGAAGCCCAGGGCGTACCACTTCTCGTCCAGGCTGTAGCTGGTCTGCAGCATCTGGCCCCCCAGCGGCACCTTGGCGTTGGCGTGCGCGTCCCGAATCTCGCGCCACAGCTGGTTGGCCACCTGGCGGCCGGAGGGGGCGGTGCTGATCACCACGCTGTTGGGGAAGGCGAACAGGAAGGCCAGCACCACGCGGGCCGCGATGTACGTTTTCCCCACGCTGTTGCCCGAGCGCACCGTGGTCTTCTTGTGCGCGAACACGCTGCGAATGATTGCCTCCTGCTTCTCCCAGGCCGTGCAGCCCAGCAGCGGGTGCAGGAAGTTACCCACGGGGTCTGCCTGCACGCGGGCGGGCAGGTTACGCAGCAGCTCCAGTGTCGTTTCGTCCATTCCCGGTTGCCAGCGCCTCCTTCAGCATTTCGGCCACGCCGCGCACGGTCACGCTGCCCTCGGTCTTCTCCGCGAACTTCTCGGCCACCTGATACCAGAGCTTGCCCGTCAGCGGGTTGAAGCGCTTTAGCAGGCTGTTGTAGTGGCTGCCCATAACGTTGGGGGTGAGCTTCCGCATCATTTCGCGCACGCCCTCGAAGCGCTCGCCCTCCTTTTCCAGCTTCGCCTCCCAGCGGGTGAGCGTATCTAGGTTTACACCGTATTTTTCGGCAAACGCCGTTTTGTTTTTAATCGCCAAAAGCTCCAGCAGCACCTTGTCCGTGATGCCCATTCGGGCCGCGAACCCTTCCGGGTCTTTGGCCATTTCCATTCGGTACAGCGCCGGGATTCCCTCCCATAGGCGAAACGTCTCGTACTCCGCTTTCTTGTTGGGGTTTTCTGGTGGGAGCTTAGCCATTGCGTGTTGGTGCGTCCGGGTCGGAATCGAAC